AGCCGTAGCCGGAGCCGGAGCCGTAGCCGTAGCCGTCGCCGGAGCCGGAGCCGTTGCCGGAGCCGTAGCCGTCGCCGGAGCCGTAGCCGTCGCCGGAGCCGTCGCCGGAGCCGTAGCCGTAGCCGTCGCCGGAGCCGTCGCCGTTGCCGGAGCCGGAGCCGTCGCCGTAGCCGTAGCCGTCAGAAAAATGTTGTTTATTTTTTGAAGTCATGGATGGACTCCATTGCTGACTTACTAGTCGGGATCAATTCGCACACGCCAGTCAGTGCAATTTCAGGATTCATGACATCAATCTTGCACCCAGACTGCACGCCAGTTTGAGCGACTCCAGACAGTGCTACGCCATCCTTCGCCTTCCAAGACCACAGGCGACGCGAGTTCCGCAAGATGACGTTCTCGCCATCAACGCTGACGACAGTTCCGGCATGTACGCCAGCGGCATAGCATCGTGCGATCACGTACTTCCCGATAAACGGATGTGGTGCGGGAGTGGCTTGCGTCGCTTGAAACATGGCTGCGATCTGCTTGAGTTCGCCGAAGGTGAGAGAGTCGATATTCATAGTGTTTCCTTGGTTGAGTGTCGTTTTCATGGTGCTTCTTTGGCTGTGATGCCGTGGGCGGCTTCGCCTTGTCGAACAATTTCAATCACCGCCGCTCGGTCGCCTTCGTCAGGCCCGATATGCGCGTCGATGTACTCAAGAGTCAGCGCCACGGGTGGCGGGGCGGGCTGCGGGGAGGTTGCACGTTGGTCGCAGGCAGGGTAGCCACAGTGCAGATTGTGCAACTGGCACCCACCATCCTTCTGGCGCTCCTTGCAGTGCCCGGTTGTAAAAGTGCGCTCGGGCACAGCAGGCGCAGGGGCGGCAGAGTGGGTGTAGAGAGGTTCCGACTGAAACGTAGCGGTGCTCGACCCCTGCGGACAATGGCCGACATGCCGCCAATCGCCCCAGCTTTCGTGTGGTCGCTCACGCCAACGCCACGCCACCGGCTCCGCTTGCGGCTGTGCGAGGGCCTCATCTAGCGCAGCGATTGCAGCCATCGTTTTCTGGATCGGGCGCGTCTGTTCCATGTGGTACACCAGCGCATCAAGCGCCTGCTGCAAAAGTTTGTATTCGGCGGTCATGTTAATTCCTTTGGCACTTCAACCTCGTAACCCAACCTCGATGCTACGTAACAACGCATGGCTGCGATGAGTGGGGTGGGTCCAATAAAACACCCTTGGTTTACATCATGCTCGGCTAGCCATGTCCCGGCAGCAAAGAAAGTATGAATCTTCTCCCGCTCGATGATCGGCCCGCCTTGGGACCAGTCGGTGGAGTAGTTGCCGTCATTGGCTTCCCGCATTCCGTCGATATAACTTTCGAGGGTGTCAGGGCTTGCGCCTTCGCACTTCGCCACCGCCCAATCAAGGGCAGCGCCTGTCAGTTCAGATGTTTTCATTTTTTTAGTCATAGTATATTTCTTACTTGATCAGGCCTGTAAACATGCAACATTCCCTGCACCGGAGCATCGAATTCAATTACGATTCGATCTTCACCAGTGGTGGTTTTGAACTCTGCAACCACAATTCCGGTATGTTGGAAACTGCCGCCGATTTTTTCAACTCTCCGTTGTGGTTTGCCATTGTGTTGCGGTAATTTACTAGACGCATTAAACCACTCTGCATTATCACTCATTGTGTCACTCATAATTTTCCATTCTTCAAATTTAGTAGGTTAAATATTTTCATTCATGGTGCATATTCTACCAAAGTTGCAGAACCACCAGTTGAGGCTATCTCGTCGGCAAAATTACGCAACAAGCCCATGATACGAGCTTTATCCCCACCAGCCAATCCCATACCAATCATCGGGAATCCGAATCGTTTATCATCATATTCATAGGCAAGCTTTTGCAAAATTAGTTCAAATGCTGCATACTCAAAAACATCGTTTCCGGTACTCATACTGAATTGAGTATAAGCATTGATAATAGTAAAATTCTTAATGGATTCAGTTTTGGTATAAAATCCCAATTTATTGTAATCTCCTCGAATTGTTTTATTATCAGCGTGTTTCGCTTCAGGATATCGAGTGCTAATTTGTTTGGCAATTCCACCACCCATGGTGCAAAAACAATTGCAACCGTGCACAATGATATCAAATTCCCCAGATTCAGCCATATCAATCAAATTCCCACTGGCCATGATTAGTTTAGATTCGCTCATCTTTTTCTTTTCCATCATATCATTGTAGTGTCTCATGTTATTTTTTACAACTGATTTAGCCAATTTAACAGAGGTAAAGTTAGTACTTTTCATACGCTTTTTGAATTATTGAAAAAATGCACCGTGGCGCCTTCGAAAATGGTTTCCTGATATTCATCTCGTTGCCCACCGCGCCATACTTTTTTCAGGTTGATGGTTACTGTTGCGACCTTTCGGCCTGTTTGTTGTTCCACACAAGATTTGATCATTTCTTCCACAACGTTTTTACTAAGTTGGGCAGACATTGCAAATTCAAAATCGTATTTCATTTTTAAATCCTCCAAGATTGGCCTGTATGTACATTTAAAACTGCGCTTCCACCGTCATGATCAACCTCAGGTACTTTATCAAGGTATGAGACCTTAATAGATTTCTCAAGGTATTTCCTAGTTCGATCAATTTCTTCTTCGGAACGTTTAAACATGGGATGTATCCGCCGTGTTACCAAATATCCAATCATAAATTCAATCACAAAGAATTTAAAATCTTCCTCAGTGAGGTCCACCTCTTTATTCTTGAACACAAACTCTGTGGCATCTAAGATGCACTCGAAGTCATTATCGCAGAGACCAACGAAAATAAAATTCATCAATATCTCCTTGCATGTACTGAATCATACCCACATGCAGGGCATTTGATAAAGTATTCTGTATCGATGTCACCACCGTGTGATACCCGCCGGGCTTCAACGTCTTTGGGGACATAGTGTAATGTTGCCCCGCATTCTCCACAGATTGCTTCTTTCACCACACTTTTGTGTGGTACGGTGCTCACTACAGTTACCATGTTAACCTCCTACAAAATATGAGATAATTTCAAAATGATCTTCAAAACATTGATCACTTTTCACATCAGCAATCGGAACCCATTTTGCTTTTTCGGCATCATCAAGTCCTTTTACTTTTGGCAAAGGACCATCAGGCAGCATAATCTTGAATGCATGGGTTATAGTTCTTCCCCTTGCACTTCTGTTTATCGCATCAAAAACTTTTGAATCTTTTATGTTACCAATGAGAACTGGAGCAGGAACCTTAATCCCAGTCTCCTCACGTAATTCACGAATAGCTGTATCTTGCACACTGTTATCAGTAGCTGCATTAACAAATCCACCAGGCAATGCCCACAGCCCTTTGCCGGGTTCGCTACGCCGCTTGATCATTAAAATATGGCCTGAACAAATAACAACGGCATCAGAAGTGACAAAAATTGGAGGATACGGGAGGCTTGCAAATTGTTTTTTGTAATGCTCGGTAAATACCCGTTCTTTGATTACCTGCAATCGTTCAGGACTATTCATCCATCCTTCTAACATGGCCATGACCGAATTTGGAACAACTCCGTTGAGAAATCCCATGTTTGCATTCTCACGGAAATATAAATCACGAACAGATGTTGCATTCAATGGTTCAATTAATTCCACATTTTCAAGCTCCCATTGTGGGAACATATCTAGGTAGAAAGAACTTTCATCTTTCTTATGACCAATAACTCCTATGCGGCCAGACAGGCATCGATTTTTATTGACAATAGCTTGAATTCTTGCCGCCCAGGCTTGGTCGTTATATATTGAATCCATATTGTGCGCAATATGCACTCGGCATTGATGATCCGCATCAATCTCAGTTAATACATTGTTGAGCATCATTTCACGCTCCTTGGAAGTCCAAGGATTTTTATAAGTTCGTGGTTGATTTGCACTACCAACGATTACTATTAGTTCTCTACATAAGGAGATTGCCTTACGAAGAATTTTGACATGTGCGTTATGAACTGGTTGAAATCTACCAATAAAAACCAGAGTATCGTATGCTTTAGTCATTGTTATTGATCTCTGTTAATTTCAGTTGAATGGCATTCATTTTTGATTGGAGTTCGGCAAGTTCGGTCTCCAATTTCATTCTTTGAAAATTTGAATGGGCTGTAATTTTCATGGGGCGTGGCACCTTGCAAATATCACCACTTGACCAATCCCAAAATCCTGGGAGAGTAACTGCATATTCGACGATATCTTCGAGAATACCCTCGAATGTGCCCAAGTCTGGTTGATAATGGGCGCCATGTAGATCAGGATTGTTATCTGCTCCTAAAACCTTCCAGAATCCGGAATCTTTAAGAGAATTTAATTTTAACAATTCTTTACCCGAGTGGCTTGTGAGAAATCGTTCACGCCGTGTTTGTTCTTGTGACATTGAAAAATCCTTTCAAGTTGTGAGCATCGAGTCTATCTCGTTGCTTTTTATTTATGTGTCAACTATAACATATAGTTGATGTTAGGTCAAGATTGTTACTTACCTAATATCTTCAAAAGTACTACCACCAGAAACTTGTGTCGCCTGTACTCTATGCCTATTTCTATTATCGCGAATTCTTGGGGGTGATATTTTACCAGTTTTCATTTGCTTTACTGCAATATCTGTTCCAGATGAAAAACTATTACTGTGTGATGGCACTTTTGCTTTTGACTGATTTTTCATGGCGTAATTATAACCAGCCAAATGGCCACTGCAATCTTTAGTGCAGGTTCTACCTTGGAATGTAAGCTCTGTTAATAATTCATTTATCCGCATCTATTATTTATTTAAATATTGCGTGATTTGATAAATGCCATTGTAAGTATGTTTTCTAAAGAATCAACGGGGGTTCGAATACTATCTTCAATGTTTGTATGCGCTACATCGTCAAAACCACAGCTATGCATGAAATTGGTTAATCCTCGAACATTGAAATGATGTAAATGTTCATCCGGGCGTCTATGTTTCCAATTTTGGAACCAATCATCACTTTTGTAATGGCACCAAGGTACAGATACCACTGCATATTTGCATTTTAATTTAGACATGAATGATATGTCTGGGAAATGCTCCAAAGAATCAAAAAATGTAATCAAGTCGTAATGTTTATTTGTTATAGAATCAACAAATTCGCAACCGTCGGGAATGAAATCATTATATAGATCATTACCATAACATTTTGGTATAATTTTCTTGCATACTGTTAAAAACGCGCCGTTCCCATATCCGACATCTAGAACAGATTTAATATGATCACCGAATGCCCCTGCTATGAATCCCAAACGAAGGTGGGACATTTCATCAGTTAATAGTTGTAATTTGGAGTAACGTTGATCAACATAATTTTTATCGTATACAAATGGTTTGCTTTCAATTTGATGGATGACTCCGAATTTGTCTCGTTTATAGTTTTGTAGCATAATTAATGATATTCCACTTATAATTATTCCATTTCGAATTCACCCTGAGCAAAGTTGATGCTCGCATGGCGTGATAATATAACCTCCCCCTCACTTCCATACCGTCTACAAGACAAAATATACTACTTGGAGCACAATGGATTTCTAAAGCATTTTCCAATAACGTCTTATATTGCATCATATCGGATGTTTCATTAGGCATTATTTCGATAATGTTAACATTTGGATCTAAATTATGATAATTTCTGAATGCTGGGATATCGATTGGCAATCCACCAGGATGCTCCCCAGTAAATCTGTGAACGAGTATATATGGTGCCCCTTTATCCCCACCTGCAAGTTTTTCATACAATGCATATTCGCCTGGTACATGTTTCGGCATTCTAAAATTTTTATATCGTAATGAAAAAGGGAGATCAAATGCTTCGTACCCCTGCATGTCCCAGAGCGGGCGAATAATTACATTACCCATAGGAGCCTCGACCAACGGGTCAGATCTTAAAATCCTAGATAATTTATTTTCAGAAATATATTCATTTTCTAATTCCGGGGGTAAGTTGACTACCTGGATATGAGGATGGTCCCTATATAATGAAACCAATGTATCATAAAATGCCGGAATTGCCGGAACATGCAGCTCATTGCACATATCACCGTAATGATGCACAATTCCAGAATAAACAAAACTATCACCGAGACTCATGGCCCCCATGAAAAATAGTTTATCAAAAATTCTCGCCATTATACAGATACACTTTGTAAAACCTGAATTAGAAATTCTGATTCATTTGGCAGATCAGCGTTGTAGTCTTGTTGATTCTTTGCCCATTGCATATATCCATTTGGGTATACAATTATTGCGGATTCAGCTATTGCCATATATCCAAAATATTTAATAAAATATTTAAACGTACCCTTAATTGGTGTTGTCTTAAAAGTGTAGTATCGAGATATTATCGGAAATGGAAATGTTGAGCACCTGTCTCTCCAATTTAAACCAATATCAATAAAATACGTCGCTTCCTCGGTCATCGTTGTCTGATTTTCAATTTGGTATATATATTTTGTACCCCAATTGCCTGACGAATGGCATCCTGCAATGCATCATGCTTACCGCCTGTTGGCATGTCAGGATCAACCCCGAGATCAAATAAAGTTCTCGTATCTCGAAGCTGCCAAAAATTCCACGGAATTGGTCTTCCTAACTGGCGCATAATATCCTCAATAATTACCAAGTCGAATGTTGCACCATGACTCCAAAAAGTATCGCATCCCCATGCAAATTTTTGGAACCTATCCATAGCCTCAGTTAATGGGATTCGATCATCTGGACTGAATGCTTCTTCCATTACGATCGGATCTTGCTTGGCCCACCAATCTAGGGTATTTTGATCGACCTCACGATTTAGTTTATCCTGATCATCAAGATCAACTCTAAAATATAGTTTATCTCCATATCCATTTCCGTATGGATTAAAATGCACCGCTCCTAAACTAAGGATCGTTGCTCGTGGGGAAACTGCGATGGTTTCCATATCTATCATAAGTGATTTAGTCATATGCTATGTTAGCACATTTTAAGTAACTAGTCGATCTACTTGGCAATCTCTGCTTTTGGTTTAGACTCGGCTTTCTTTTCAAATACCAATGACGCTGGTTTTCCAGCAACTGTATCTCCGGTAATAACGATCTTGGTTAATCCTCGTTCAAACAAATTTACGGCATCAAATTGATATGGGAGTAATATTTTTTCCAAAATGCTCTTCAATCCCCTCGCATTAGTTTGCATTGCCTTTGCCTTTTCAGCGATCCCGTTTAGTGACGATTCTTCAAATTCTAAACGTATACCATCGAGGTCAAATATATGTTTATATTGTTTGAGCAAACTATTTTTAGGTTCTTTAAGAATTTTAACCAAGTCCGGAATCTCTAATTCTTCAACACTTGCAATAAGCCCGAATCTACCGACAAACTCGGGAATCATCCCAAACATGATAAGATCTTTGGTGCTTACATCTTTATAGTTGGTTTTTTCCTTGACGGATTTGATTTTAGAACCAAATCCAACCGATGCTGGATTACTTCGCCTATCGATGATTTTATCTAACCCAACGAATGCTCCCCCACATATGAATAAAATATGCCGAGTATCCAATTCAATCATATCCCCTCTTGGATGCTTGCGTTTTTCTCCCGCGGGAATCCTTGAGATAGTACCTTCAATCATTTTAAGTAGGCCTTGTTGAACTCCTTCACCACCGACATCGCGAGTGATACTTGTGCTTTCTCCCCGTCTACTTAATTTGTCAATTTCATCTATATACACAATTCCGTGTTGTGCCTTTTCCACATCACCATCGGCAGCGGCCAATAATCTAATTAAAATACTTTCCACATCATCGCCCACATATCCCGCTTCTGTTATCCCCGTTGCATCACAAATTGCAAACGGAATTTTTAAATATTCTGCAAGTTTCTTTGCAAGCATTGTTTTCCCGCAACCAGTGGGTCCCATTAATAATACATTTGTTTTTTCAATCTGGATTTCTTTTGTTGGATTATTGATTCGTTTAAAATGTTGGCACACCGCAACACTCA